AATTATTTCTTACATCTCCATTCAGTGTACCTTTTTGACCACTTAAAAGAACATTTATGTTAGTATTTTGGATTATAGTACCTGTAGTAGACAAAACATGATCTATAATTTGAGATGATGATAATTCAGTTGTTAGTGAACGCAATGCACCTGCAAAACCAAATGAGGTATTACGCACCCCAGCAAAAGGAGTTGTGTATTGAAAAGTGTTTATAGATACAACAGCTTCGATAGTTCTTTTTGAGGTAAAATAGGGAGAAATATATTCAGAATTATTATCATATATAATAGTATCGTATGGTATAGTTGTTCCACCGGCAGCTACTGCTAAATTTGTAGTTCTTTGTACATACATCCTTGTTTTTGGAATATTAGGAATGTAAAAATTGCTTGTGACTCCAGTTAGTGTAGCGTTTGTTTTGAATACTCCAAAAACTCTATAATTATTAACTCCATCGCTTGTTCTACAATATTTTCTATCAGCATCCCAAATTGAATACATATTTAATTGATTTCCTAATACTCCCGTCCATCCCGTCAAACTAGCAATTGTCACAGCACTAATAGCCTGGTTGTCCTCCCGTGCTACACACGCATACCATGTGCTTGCAGAAAGTGCAGTCAAATCTATCGTAACATCCGTATTAAGATTAATTAATTTCCTAAGCCCTGGTGTAGGTTCAATTTCAATTTTAGGTTTTACTATTAATAAATTAGTTCCACTTACATTTAATTCTGTTTGTATATATCCAATATCAGGCATGCTGTTAATTTGAACAAGCTCCCAGTAGTCGGAAGAGAGATTATATCTAATCGCTATCTGTCCTATCAACCCGATAGGTGCAGAATTTAAATTCTTTGCTCCCAATAATGTACCTGTGGTTTGACCTATATTGACTGTCACTGCTGTTGATGTCGTTGCAGTTGTTTTGTCAAATATAACTATCATTCCGTCCATTTGTGCGTATGCATCAGGACAGATAAGTCCTGTGACACCAGTTTTAGGCGTAAGCACAATTTGATTTACGGTTGATGAATCTACAAATGTTTGAGCGCTAGTTCCATTAATAAACATTGCTCTACCTAATTGACCAGGCGTTTTTAATTGACTTAGCACCTGTCCAGTAACCTCAACACTTTCCTGTATTTCATTTTTAGGGTCGTTAAATTCATCTGCTGATAATTCCCCAGAAGCCCCCGCTGTGTTGTCTAATTTATCCCCAATATCTAACATTTATTTCTCCTTTATATAATTATTTATTTTACCTATATTAATAGTTCATATTCCCAATTCATAAAAGATGGAACAACATCATTTAAAGCAATATCAATTAAATCTTTTGTTGCCTGTGGTATTTCTGCGTTAAAAAATCTTACTGGAAATTCCAGAGGAAATTGATTGTTTGCTAATACGTCACCTCCCAAATCTATCAAAATATATAACAACAATTGTCTTTGAAAATACGGTATTCCAAACTTTATCGGGAATGCTGCTGGAAAACTTGATGTTGTCAATCTATCACTTGCAGGTTCTATTACTATATCCTGATCTACCATTTTTTTTACATAGTTTTCAATCGTTGTATCGTCATCATCAGCAGGACGGATATTATATACAGGTATTTTTGATATTTTTCGTTTGACGGCTTCTCTTCTTTTTTCTATCGTGTCAAGCATAGGATATTTAGTACCAATCTCTGTCGATGTTTCCCACTCTGGCAATAATTCATCGACTCTATCAATATCTGTATTTTTTGCCAGGGTATATAATTGTCCTGTTATTATTTTAATCCATATTGACAAACTTTTAATAAATTTATAAATTATTCGTTCACTATCAAATCTATTTGCAGTTAATTTACCATCAGGATAGCATTGAGCTAAATAATTTTGTGATTCTTCATCTGTAAACGACCGAAAACTATTAATATTTTTCATACAAATGTTACCGTTCCTCTTATATATATTTCGCCACTTGCAGCCACTAAATTACTAGACGGATTGTTTACCGTTACTGCTGTCAATCTTGCTCCTGTTGCATCTGTAATAGTTCTTAGAAATGTTTTTATGTCTTCTAATAATATAGTATATGTTGGATTTCCTACCTGTGCATTATCACGGAAAAAATCTATCAATCTATTTCTTACAGCATTCTGCATACTTACAGTATTTGGAGTTAAGTCCTGTAATTCAAAATTTTGTTGTACTAATATTGGCGCAAATAAATATAAATTTTCATCACTTGTTAACGTTGGCCAGTTTCCATCATCAATTATTTGTTGTTTTGTTTCATCTAATATTGTTTGAGATGGTGTTATCGAAACATCGTTATCTCTCAATACGTATATTACAGTTTGTCCCAGGGCTGGTATATAACCCGGTACCCCTGGAGTTCCTACAGGTGATGTTTGCCCACGTTCGACAAATACTCTAGTATTACCAGCAATTTTTTTTGCAGAGAATATTTCTCCAGATATAGCCGCAATTCCTGGTGTAAGATTTTGAGCTTCGCCAACTCTTACCTTAAAATCTTTTGTGCTTTCTAAATCAGTTCCACCACTTATTCCACCTGTTTGCGCATATGCAGTGTCATCTATATCTACAACATCTATTTGCAAAGTACCACCAGCACCTATATTTGTGTTTTGTCCGCTTGCTAAACATTCTATGTTTAGTGATGCATATGTGGCTAGATAATCTCCGCTGTCTGTTGTTAGACTACCTGCTGTCAATTCATATTGAAATGTTACATTGTCTATTACAGTTATTACAAAAGTTCCGTTGTAATCTGTTTGCACAGCATTAGATATTGTTACTGTTATTCCTGTTGATAATGTGTGTTCTGCGGCTGTTATTGCTGTTACAATACCCCCAGAATAACTTAAATCTATCTCCCCTTCATATTCTTGCACAACTGCATCTTGTAACACAGAATATGTTAAACCGTTATTTCCTGTTAGGTTTGTGCCTGTAGGGATTATTGTATTTAATACACCCTCAACACTACAAAATCCTATAGCGCTTTGTGGTTCGTTTTGTGTTATTTTATTGTACTCACCAGTTTTGGCAAGGAAATCGCCATCCTGAGTTTGCCAGAACATTTGATCAACTGCATCCTCTAATCCTTCCTGCAAATTGCTTGCAGCTACAGCACTGGTAACGGCTGCCATTTTTGCCAGACTTGCTTCTATAGTAGGATCAACTTCCGGTAATTCTTTTGAAAATTTACCCACTATTGAATTATAAAAATCTGTAACTGTTTTTAATAATAATGGCATTAAATAGCCCTCCACAACGAATTATATTTTAATGTTGTATCATTCGACAACTCGATAGTCCCTGCAATGTTATCTCCGATTATTTCCGCTGTGATTCTTTTTGCACCATATTTACGAAAATATTTCAAACATAGTTTTGTATACTCAGCTATCTCGTTTTTATCTGTTTGTGTATTTCTACTTTGTGCTTTTGTATACAAATAACTACCAGCCTCATATCCGGGTTTCGTTATCAGATCACCCAGCCATCCCCCACGCTCACGCGGAGTAGACACTTGAAATCTGCTCGCACGTTTATTAGTAAACATCTGGTAATATATAGCTGTCTCAAAACTATCAACCGTCACAAACTGTTTATTTTCAATTACCAGATCAAATGTAGTATCTTCTAATTGTTCAACTTTAAAGTCTTGCATTTATAACTCCGGCACTTCAATTTCTTCTATTTTTGCAGGATCAATATCCGCTGTTGAAGCAACTGTGGGGCTTCCGGTGCTTCCCGATACTGCTCCTGCGAGACTATCCACCAAACTAAACCCGGTGCTTGCATTTGTATGAACATGGTTATCAAAATCACTTTTTAATTGATCAAAAGCTGTTTTTAGTTCGTTAAACCTTACCATATTATCTCCGCCGAGAGTATCCCCTATTTTAAACTTTATTTTATCATCATCTGTATATCTCATTCTTGCTTTTAGTGTTGGTATCCCTATTGCTAATTCTTTATCATTCAAATCATCGTCTCTATTAATTATATCAGTAGCAATTGTCACTAGCGATTCTTCATTACCATCTGCCTGCATTGTCAAACAATATATATCAGACGTGTCAGGTAATTTATAAAATATCCCATACGGTATTATTTTTAATGCTTTTTTATTCTGTCCATATATTTTTACTTTTATTATTTGTTCGTCTACTGTTTCTACTTTTGTAGTACTTTTAATTAGATTTTTAATTTTTTGCATTATGTTAAAATACATAATTACTCCTGATAGACATCTGCTAACACAACTGTATTAGCGTTATATGTAGACAGATCGGCTTCTAATGTATATGCGTCAGGCTCTGTCATTGTTAATGTAGTATATTCCCCGGCTTCCGAAAAATTATATCTTACATCTTTTATTACAAATATTCCTTTTACACCTTTTTTTGTATCTGTTACATTAACAATTTTTCCCTCTTCCCACAGCTCACCATTAGCGCTAAACCCTGCTACTTTTGCAGTATATTGAAAACTTCTTATCCGCCTTATGTTTGCTTCCTCTATAGCCGCAAATGCGCACTCATCTGCATTCATAGGTTTATCAGATATTTTCTCAAATAATCGTGTATCTCTTACCAGAGAATCAG